GAACGAGTGATAATTGCTCTGCTGTGTGCTTAGGTTATTGAATATCTGAAACAGCATGCTTATCGAATCATTTATCGCTGGCCAATACTTATTCGGTGGTATGCCTCTGTACAACTGTTCTATCCTGCTATTGTCCATCAAGATAATCGGGCCTACCTTTCCAGCGTCAGTTAGCGCGTAAATCTGCTTCTTTGCTGCCTCAGTATTCTGTCTTATCCTATCACTCCTTAGCTCACCTGCCGACGGTAGCGCACCCAATACTATCACATCGGTCATATAGTCCGGATTGCCAAGCAAGCGTAAGTACTCCTGCGATATACCTATCAACGTCGTTAATCCACCACTCCCAGTTCCGCCCCCACACCCTACTGATATGATTATCTTATCCACTTTGCCAAAGCTCTTCTTAACAGCGTCAAAAATATGCTGATATGCGTCCTCGGTTGCCTTCCTTCCAACATTCATATCCTTACCAGAGCCCTGCAGATTTCCAATGCGCATCTTCTGCTCTTTCGGAAGCTCTAGCGGATTCAAGTCTGCTTCAGCAGTGTTGATAGCCAAGACCTTCTTATAGCCTACGCCATAGAAGCTCTTGGCTATCTTTCCGCCAGCCTGGCCACTGCCGATTATACCAAAATCAAGCGAACCTTTATACTCGTTCTTAAGCCCTGCTTCAGACTTAGAGTCAGTCGCCGGTATTTCGAATTCTTCTAAAGGTAGCTTTGGTACATCAGCACTCATGGTTTATTCTCCTATTTTACTTCCGCTGCCGGAGCTGTTGCTACAACACTTGTCACGGTCGTATTACTAACTTCTGCCGCTTTAGGGGCTTTCTTCGTAGTGCGTACAAAGATTAAGCCCGCTATAGCAAGACCAATTACTACAACCGCAACAATTACGGCCACGTTCTTTTTCTTCGGCCCAACTTTTACTTCTGCAGCCATTCTAAACCTCCTCTTAGGTTCTCTCACTATGTCGCCTCTCTTCATGTCCTCCATCCCTATCCAATGAGACTTCTTCAATGCCCAAAAAGCTATACGTATTCGGAACCATCTCATGCGAAGGGCAAACCTTTAATGACGCATCCTCTTTTCCACTATCGTCATGATAATGCACAAAGAGACAGCCACACTTAAAGCGAATCTTCATTGCGTTACTTTGCCTCCGTCTTCTTAATATACTTCTCGTACAGCTTCTTCGTTATGGTGTCTATGTCGTCTGCAGTAACATCAGGAATTTTAGATTCCATTACCTGAATTGGCTCTATAAAATAACCTACAATTATGTCTTTATCTTCTATATTCCCCATCTTTGCTCTTAATTTCTCTATGTCTTCTGTGTATGTACTCTGGAGCCTCTGATTCAAATCCCGCAAATAAATTGGTGCACCTTTGTCCTCATTCATTCTTGATTCATACCCCTCAGTTCCTTCTCCACCTTCCGCAGGAGCCTCTAGAGCGGGCTCTGCTGCCGCGGTCGGTTCTAACGTTGGGGCTGCTTCCTGCGGTAATGCCACAGGCTGTGCGTTCGTTCCTAGCACCATCTTGATTTGCGCTTCAGCTTCTCCAAGTTCTTTAATAGCTAATTCAAGCTGGTCCTTCTTCATAACGCCTTCAGCTTTCAATCCTTGAGCCACGAACTTACTTGAATTGTCAAGGCTGGTGATGGCATGAGACAAAGCTATCTGTGTATTCTCAGCTATGCCTTCATTCACTGTGGATTCAAGTAGGTTCTTTTTCATATACTTCAAATCCACAGCTTTACTCATGTCAATTCCCAACGCCTTTCCTAACTTTAATGCTACTTCGCCTGTGGAGTGCCCTCTACTCTTTATGTCAGAATACTTTACTCCTTTATACACTACATAGCCATTTTCGCTGTCAGAAGGGAACTTTAAATTATCAACAACATACTGTGCTACATCTTCTCCAGTTTTTAACTCTTTCGTACCTTCATTCATCTTCCCTTTAACTGCCTTACCTTTCTTGCTCTCATGCTGTTCAACAGGCTCCGCATCCTGATCAGCTGCCGTTGCCTTCGAAGCTTCCTTCTCGTCATTGGTTACATCGGAAGTAGCGCCTTCTTCTTCACCTTTCTCTTTCATAGCAGGCTGGTCAACCGGCTGCTCTTCTTCCTCTGTATTCAATATGCCTAAACCCTGCAGAATCTGAAAGCCAACCGAATCCAACTTAGCATTCTCTGCGGCCAAGGATATAAACTTAGCATTCGGCATCTCGCCATCGTTCTGTAGCTTAGCCACTTCATTACCGATTGAATCGTACACAGTTATACTTTTTATGGACTTCACGTTCTTTACTTCAGTGCCTTCTACTCCTTCCTCCCCCTCACCGGCTCCTTCGCCTTTGTCAATAGCAGCGTAAAGAGTTTCCTTTCCTGACATACCAAAATACTCTCTACCATCTTTCTTCTCAGCTTTCTCTTCCTTGTCTGCATCAACCATTTCATATAGCGCCTTCGTAATAGCCTCTATGCTGTCACTAGTAACGTCAGGGACTTTCGATTCTTCAGTATCGTACTTACGTCCAGTCCGAGGGTCATCGAGTGTCTTCGAATATTTGTCAAGTTTACTCTGATACGGCTGTATTGCCTTTTCATAAGCACTATTCACTAAGTCTTCCAAGTCACTCAATAAAATATCGGCCCAGTCCGCACCTCTAGCTCTGTCTCTTCCGCGACTATCAGTACGACTATTCTTTTCCAAAAAACTTTGGGCGCCTTTCAAATCACCTTTCTCTAAAAATGTTAAAGCAGTCTTTACAACTTCAACGTCCTTATCATAAATCTTTTTTAACTCTTTGTCACTTGTCTGGGTGCTTGCCTCTAACCGCTTTAAATATTTTTGAGCTTTTCTTACCAGTTGCATTAGTCCTTCATTGTCAATCTTAATCATGGCCATCTCATTTACTTTCGATTCTTTGCTATCAGTCAAAGCACCCACGTTCTGCTTAACGGTCTCTTTGCCCTTGTCATCAAGCTTGTCGATGTTCTCTTCTTTCTTAACCCCGTCCTTAGATAAGTTTACGTCAGCGGAGTTGCCATCAAGGGCCGATGTGTTCTGTTTCACTACAGGAGCCTTACCGCCTTGTAATCCCGGCTCTCCCTCATTGCTAACATTCTCTTTGTTCAGCTTGGGGTCGGTGTCCTTAACTTCCTTGTCAACGTCGAGAGCCCCTGTATCCTGCTTAACAGGCGCATCAGAGCTCTTAACATCTTGCTTAGGCTTACCATCCGGGTCCTTCGCAGGAGCGCCTTCAGTCTTAACGCCACCCTCTTTGCCCGGATTCTGGTCAGTGTCAACTTTGTCCGATTCACTGACTGACAAGGTGACATCTCTTAACTTCTTAATCATGTCATCCATACTTGTCGATTCATTCAATGGGCGTGACATACTCTTGTTAGCAAAAGACTCATCTGTGTCATCCTTAGGCTCTTCTTTCTCTATAGCGTCCTCTTCAGCCTGGGTCGGTTCATCCGCAGGGGCTTTCGGATTGTCTTTCAAGGCCTCTTTCCTACGAGCCCAAGCTGCTTTCAGTCTTGTCTCTTGCTCTGAACTGATGCTACCTTTCGTAGCGGACTTCTCAAGCGTATTCATTATGTCCTCAAGAGCCTCTACGTTCTCAGCTTTATGTATCTTGCGCAATAAGGATACAGCCGACTTAGTTACCGCTGCGGCTGCTTCGTCTTCCTTCTTGCCTTCATTGACTTTGGCTTCGTTCTTCTCGTTCTCTTTGCCTTCCTTCTTAACCGTGTCCTGCCCCTCTATTTTGCCTCCGTCCATCTGTTCGCCCTTAACATCAGGGGCTTTGTCGACAACGGTTTTCTCAGGCACTTTAACGTCTCTGTCCAAGTCTTTATCGCTAGCGATGTCTTGCGTACCACCGCCTATCTTTACCTCGGCTTGCGCAGCTTCCAAGATAGCCATCAGCGTTGATTTCTTCTTAGGCACCACGTCTTCTCTTAAAACTTTCGAACCTTTCAGCGTCTTCATAGTATCCAACACATCGCCCTTAAACATAAAATACCTCCTATACTAAACTCTTTAACAATTTCGCCAATGTTTGCTGACTCTCATCAAGAGCTTCCTTCTGAAAGTCTCTTGCCTGCTCCTTCTCTATAGCCTTTTTTGTCTCAACTAGCTTAGTGCTTAGAATCGGCTTCACGTTAGCGGTAAATGTACTCTTAGCGAAGTCATTCAAAAGCTTCTCTTTATCTGCAATGGGCTGAATCGGTTGAGCTTTCATAGACTCATTCATCACGCTTGGTGGAACGAAAGCCCCCTTCTGTCCAGCTAACTCACCACACATCATTTCAACGAACATTCTACCAGCTTCGCCTTCAGCTCCCATATAGCTTATCTCCTATTACATCGTATACATCTTTCAATAGCGCCTCGTACTGCGTCTCACCTTTCTCACATTCAATTGAAATGTGCGTAAACAAACTGCTTATTCCTTTTAGTAGCTCATATCTGCTAGCCTTACCACTCTTTATCTTCTTAAGCGTCTTGAATACAGGCTTATCCTTGATGAACTCAAAGATTCTTTCATACAGCTGTTCCATGCTATCAAGGTCATTCAATAGCACTAACGCCGCTTCTCTATCACCTATGAGCATTGCTTGCTCAATCGCATCAAGTATCGCTCTCCGGGGCGTATCTTTATACACCTGAAAGAGCGCTTCATATCGTTCGGTCAATCTATCGGTCTGTGTTTCTATCATTCTTTTTCTTTAGCTCCGGGTCACCAGGCTTAGTTTCTTTACCAAGCTCTGTCTCTCTTCCGCAATTCCCGCATACAAACTTAACGTTACTCCACGACGTAGGTTCTACTTCTCTCGCACCACAGTGAGGGCATTCAATCTTTGTTTCATCCAGCTTTGATTCAACTAAGTCGAAACCGTTCTCATCAACAACATAAGATACAGTTACATTCGCTTCGCTTGATACAGCACTTGCTAAACTATTCAGGCTATCCTGCGTCATAGGCATTCTATCATAGTCGGTGAGATATACCAACACCACATTCTTCTCACCATCTTTAAACAGTCTTCCACGTATTATCGAATCATTGCCTTTCATCTGACTAAAATCAGACAATGCTCCATGATACAACCCAGGCGTATAAGGCGTATACGAAAGCTTATTCTCCCTGAAATCCCACCAGAACAAACCAATAGGCGCATCATGTGATTTTGATATCACTCCGCGCACTACAGGGATATCACTCTTATCTTCTCTAGTTTCTTTCACTTCAAATATCTGCAACAGCTTATTGATTAGTTCTTCCTGCTCTTTCGTAAAGTTCCAGCGTACGCCTTTTTGTTTTTCAAACCACTCTCTCGCTGTATTCTTTCCAAGCGAGTCCGCCATCGCGACCCAATCGGCTACCATCTCAGCTATCGCCATCGGAGGCATATCAGGCACTGAGATTACTGCAACGGACTTATCTCTATTGTCAGGGTCTATATTCGCTTCATCGGGGTCCCAGTACTCAGGGTGATGCGGATTGCTTGTCACATGATGAAGCGTAGCTTCATTCTCTTCCTTCTTATCTAACATACCAGGCGTCTGGTAGCCTTTGCTATTGATAGGGTCGAACTCATCATTCTCTTTCTCAAGCTTATGTCGCCACGTAATCGAGATATACGGAGTCAGTTCGGGCTCTTCAAGCTTACTGTTATCATGCAGAGAAGCCACCCCGGGCAAGTCACTAAACTCATCGGGATAAGCACCCGCTATCTTATTAGCTGCCTGCTGTACCATGTCAACATGCTTTAATGTTCTTTCAATATGATAGGCCTTCATGGCTTCTTGCTCATCGCCTTTCTTTATAATCTCTTCAGCTTCTTTTAGGACTTTAATCATACGCCTTCATTCTCTTTTGTGAATACAACCTTAGGCGGATTCCATTCCACTTTCGTATCTAAGTCAAGCTTACCTTCGAATAAGCGATATCTCTTAGGGCTTTCAGAACCAGGGAGCAATGCAAACATATCCTCACTGCATATTATTCTCTTCTTAGGCTCTCTTTTCTTTTTTTGTAATGCCTCTCTTAGGCTTTCTAATGCCCCCGGTTCCTGTGCTATCGACGGTTCACCTGCTACTCCAGGCTGTTCTGTTGCGGAAGCTTGTCCAGGTTGTAAGGCAATAAACTTATAAACATCAAAATCGTCAAGCTTTAAAACTTTCCTAACTAGGTAATCAAGCAAATCTACTCTCTTAATGGCGCCTTCGCCTACTGATTTCGCCATCAACTCTACCATCTTATCTACCACATCAACGCCAGAATTCATCGCATTTTTTACCTCTTCTTCTTCTGCGGTCGATATTTCTGACAGGTGAACTTCAAACTTTGTTGGGTCTGCATCGTCACCCAAGTACGCAAGATGAAGCTGACAGAGACGAGCTACGCCATCTCTCATTGCTTCCTGCAGGCGTAACGCATTCCTTGCGAAGTCTATACTAACCCTTGTCTGGGCTGTCTGACCGAATATAGCGCCTTCATTCGACAAACCAAGCATTGTCCTTGAACACCTTAACGCAGCTAATAGGCGGTCTTCCAACATCTCAACATCTACTATAGCCTTGATGTCTACTTCACCACCCATCTTCTCAACTGAAACTGACATTGACTCTGTCTCAGGAACGAACATATCTTCTACCTGCGCAAAGATAGGCGAAAACTTATCCTTGAAGTACTTACTATGTCCGACTTGTGTTCCTGTATCCATACCAGTCGTTCTCTTTAACTTACTTGCATAGTCTCTTAGGATTACTCCAGCCTGGTCTGCCATACCACTATCGAGCTTAATCTTATACAGATACCACAGCATACCGCGACTAACCCTGGCAAGCATTATCGTATCTTCACTCATCTTCAAGCGCTTATACACCGGGACTGCGGGGGCGATTAAGCTTACACCATAGCGGGTCGTAACTCTAAACAGCGTACTATTCGGTCTTATCCCTTCAAAGCCATATCTCGTTCCTGGGTCGCCAAACAAGCCAAGGGTTGTATTAACTATCTGATTGCGCATACCAAACAAACGGAAGTGAACATACTTCCACGGCGGTTCAAGGTCTAGCGGACTAGTCGTCTGCGACTGTAGCTGTGTTCTAACGAATCCTTCAAGCCTACCGTTAATGTCGATTCGCTCCATATCAGCTGGGTGGATATTATCGTCTATATACATCACTCCGCTTCCCATAGCGCCTATCGGTTCAATAAACAAGTCTCCATTCTTAGCCAAGTTGCCTGTCCAATCTCTTATTCTCGACTCTATCGTTATATCTGACAGGAACTGATTCAATACGTTCTCTGTCCGTTCATCATCACTGGTTACCCACACACTCGCATTCGTTAAATGGTTTTTACCGCAACACGAATCTACATACCTTTCAAGAGCACCATTCACTAGAGCATGGCCACAAGCATCCTGCGCTTCGTAATAAAGATTGCGCCTATACAAACTAAGGGTCAGCTCTTCGGATATCAGCCTACCCAAATCTGTCTTATCCAAATAGCTTCCTGTCCTTGCGGACATCTCTTGCTGTAGCTTACTTGTCGCTGGGTCGGCTGCTAGGTTCTGTAGCGTCTTAGCGGGTATGTCTATCGGGGGCGGGACTATCTGCTTATTCTTTATAAACGGTATCCACTCTCTTAGGGCTGACAACTTCATTCGACTCTCCTATTCTAAGACTATTGGAATACCTTCTTCATCACGATAAACAAACTGTACTTTGTATTCTACGTTCTCTTTATAAAAGTACTTCTTATATTGCTGCCAAAGTCTCTGAAACTCAGTAACACCGGCTTTTCTATCATAGTAAATAATCAATAAAAACTTGCTATTAGGAAAGTTGAAACAATTTCGCGACTTACCTTTAAATTCCCTCTTATACTCTTCAAGATATCTAAAAATCTGACAAAGCGCGTTCTCTGGTCTTGCACAACTCTTTCTTTCGACTATTACTATGTCCCCATCCTTCTGGCCATATAACTTGCCATCTATAACTATATCGTCACCTTTAGTAATTCCAACATAATCAGCGAATAGCTTCTTTGTAACAATAGCACTATATGTAGCATTCAAGCCTAAATCATTCAAAAGCTGCTGACATTTGTCTCTTTCCAAGTCTATTTGCAACCCCACTAGTGCCTCCAACGCAAAATTTCAGTTTTTTCCTTACTCCCTCCTAATACTAATATAAGTCCTTTTTTAGGTACTTTGCAAGTCGATATTTTGATTTCAAGGGTCGATAGCTTCTTTCCGTAGTGCTCTCTCTCTATTCTTGAAGTGCGGAGCGTACTTACCCTTATGCGGTTTGCATGCTTTACATCCTGCTCCTTTCTTACATATTCTCTTATTTGCTCTGTTCGGATGCTTTATCGGCATTCGGTTTCTCCTTCTTTGTTATCTTAAACCCTTGGCCAATCTCTATATTAGCAGATGCTTGCTGTTTGGGGTCGCTTTCTCCTTTATACTTAGGCTGACCGAAACATCCTCTCACTTTATCTCTATGCGGGTTTGCCATGCTTATCCTCCTTCTTTAGCGTACCTTTCTTAAACAATCTCTTAAGGCTCTTAATGCCTTCCACAGCGTAATACTTCACGGTTCCGAACGGTATCCCGGTAATCTTGGCTACTTCCTTATGCGTCTTTCCGGCCAACCTAAGCATGATAACCGACTTTATCTTCGGATAGACATAGCGGTTCTTAACAAGATACTCTAGCGCTTCTTCCACCATCCGTAATCTAAGGGCACTTTCATTCAACGGCATTTGCCACTGAGTATTCACCCGGAAGTGCTCAAACTCTTCAATCGGAACATAAAACTCCTTCGGAAAGAACGTTCGCTTAAACGCATAGATTATCTTACCTTTCAACTGCATCGGAAAGCTATATATGCTCTTCTCATCCCTAATCTCAAATTCGCATATCGCTTTATGCGTAGCGACTATCGCAGTATGGTAAAGCTCACCCCTGACACAGTCTCGCAAATGCGGAACCTTCTTAACCAGCTGATTAACTATGCGAAGTATCAAAGGGTCGATTAGCAGCAGGATTTGGCAAAACGTCTCCGGCTCTTGCTTTTCTCTGAACTTAATTATTAAGGGAGCAAGCTCAGACGATATTATCGTTCTCGATTTATTAGGGTCGTATGTCATAGGGGTTTAAGGTTGCCAATTCTTCAATATCTCAAGATTCTTTCTAGCTATCTCCTCTTCGTCAGTCAATACGGCCTTCCCTCCAGTCGACTTTCGATTGATAAACCAATCGCTCGGTAATCCTTCAGCTGGCTTTGTGTCTAACGCTTCAAACATCTTCTTAACGTCTTCAGGGCGCATCATCTTCTTAGCAAGCAATAGCGCATTTATTACAGCACCTACGCAAGCATCAGATACATCCTTAGTTCCTTCCATCACTATATCCCGATAAGTTCCATCATTAAGTATCTCAATATCCTTTACTTTAATCGGGTGGTCTATCTTACCTTTGCCTCCGTGCTCATCACGATTAAACTCAAGGTTCTTTAACTCAAAAAATAAGTATTCATGCTGGTGGCAAATCCAACGCTTCTCAAATACCAAACTTCTAAAGTCCATATATGGCGTAATCGATGTATCCAAAGAAAAATACTCCGACGATATCCCAGCTTTCGTTAGCAGCTGCATTGTATCCTCTGATGCTAACCGCAAATCTGCTGTAAACAACTGTATCTTCATTCCAGCAGACTTTAAATCAAGCACAAACTTACGCATCATATGCAAAGGTATTCTATCTCCTTCCCTTGCTTTAATCCTTAGAATAAAATCAGTCTCTATTACCGGAAGTATCTCAGACTTAAACGTGCCTTCTTCAGTCTGAACCTGCACCTCTGTCCAGCGCTTTATTCCTGCCGAAGATAAAGCCATCGCATCTCCCGAGAACGATATATCCAAATGCATGCATCTCGGAATGCTTAATGGCATGCGTATCGCACTTAGGTTTAAACTCTTTATCCAAGGCACATCTCCTTCCAGTCCTACCAACAAAGTATTCACAACTACCGGGTCTGGTTTTGTCTTATCAAAACATTCTATAATAAACTTTTCAGACGGAAACAGCTTATATCTTCTTGTTCCTAATACACTTATCCCCGCATAATCTCTCAAGCTTCCCACTACGTCCTTCTCAAAATCAAAACGTAATTCTTCCGGTATCTCTTTAAGAGTTTTTCCTGCCCTTACTAACGTAATCTTTTCTTCTTCTGAGCCGATTATTCTCGAGGGCAAATAAGCATCTCCTACTAACACAGAGAATCTTTTTCCAGAGTATCTTTTCTTTGGAAATATCTCCCATTGCGCTTTATCAAATACTAGCACTTTGTTGGAACTCTTCATCTCTTCAATAAATGTTTCCAAAAATGCAAGCTCGTCAGTCTTAGAAGATATTAAGAACAGTCTTCCAAGACTCGAACCTTTAAAGACAAAGCGAGATTCAAATCGCCTTACTGTAGCATCGTAAGCAGCCACAACTCTTTTCTTTTGACCAAGTGAAGACATCGGGTCATCAACCTCATCAAGCATCGCTGTTATCACATCTTTGCTCTGGACCCCAAAGCCTTTGGAGCTCGGCGATGAAAGTGCCCACTCAAATAAGGGAATATCAACGTCTGTTTCAAGGGTGTTCCTTACTCTAGCACCATGATTTATAAACCAGGGGCTTCTACTAATTATGTTCATCAATGTCCTATAACCCTTTGACGCAGATAAAGACCGCGTAAGGCTAAAGAACGATACAGCCATCTTTCCAAGCGGGGATTTCTCGTAATACCCCCAAGGTGACTTTAAATTCATATGCCTATACAATACGTATGCCAGGCAGTAGTCAGCTATCGTTGTCTTACCAATTCCTATAGCTCCAGTCAAAACAACGAGATACTTCGAATCATTTCGAAATATCTCCTTCATTACGTCTAGCCAACCTTCGTACACAGTAGCTAGGTTATTCGTTGACCTGCCTATAAACTCGTCCTCTTTCAAAAACGTAATTATGTCTACAGGCTTTTCGGCATAATGCAATTGATAAAAATAATCTATATAGCTCTGAAAGCCTTTATCTTTGGGATTTTTCTTCATTATCTCTCTTTAACCATACGTCTTTTTCTCCACAATAAACCACGTGGTACTCTTTACCATCATCCCCTTTAAGGTCAATGTGCCACGGAACCTTAACGTTGAAGTGGACTATCTGTCCTACCTGCAATTCAGTAGGAATAAATCCTCCTTTAGGATTATAAAAACCTGGGCCAATAGCTAATACTCTTGCGCTATTCCCTCGTAAATACGTCCTTGGGCCTCCTCCAACGAAGTTCGTTTCCTCTATTAAGTAAATACCACCTTTCGACACTTCAGGTGCTGGTTCTCTCAACAAAAATACTACATCCCTCGTAGGTTCAAAAGGAAACTTAATCGAACCACAATGAGAACAAACAAATGGCACATCTATTGTGCCATTAACCACTTTTCTTAAATCAATATCTTTTAACTCTGTGCCACATTCAATGCACTTCGACTCACACATCTTCTTCCTCCTTCACTTTAGTGTGCTTTCTACAAACCTTCACCTCACCATACTTTCTATCATTTACTATCTCCACTTCCTTCGGTAGAGGTTCCTTGCATAGGGGGCAAAGTCCCTTCGATTGACGTTCCTGCACTGTGTCCATCTTGTCCTCCTTGAGCTATCGCTTCCAACTCCTTTATCACTTTCTCAGCTTCCAATCCTCCTAACTTCTGCACATCTATAATCTGAGGGGCTTCCTTTGTTCCAAAGTTAATAAAGTTCTGCTTTAAGCTAATTGTAGGTTGTTGCGCTACTTCAACCTTATTCGTATATCCCATTTTCTCTGCAACATTTACAAGGTATTCATCTTCAAGCCGTAATAATTCAAGTGTCTTTTGGATTATTTCGTAAATCGAAGTCTTATCTATCTTCTTAACTATAGCTTCTTTTGTACATTTTGCACAAATAGTTCTTCCTTCCTGGGTAGTAACCGGCATATCACAGCAGACTGATAGCTCTATCTGCTTCCTATCAGCAGTCGAACGCAGTATATCCATCAAATAGTGCACTCTTGAATCATGCCCCAACAAGATATGCTGCATCAAAGTATTGGCAATAAGCACAGAGACATCCCTCTTCTCTTGCCCCTTAATCTTACCAATGCTCTTTTTAATGAAGTCTAATGGTAGGCCTAATTCGGCGGACACCTCAAGGACATTCCCACGGTGTCTTAGGTAAGACAGCTTAATCTTTTCCAGGGTCTTGAACTTTTCTAAATCGGACATTATTTCTCATAAATATGTCCATCTGTTTTCAACTCTCAGCCAATGAACGAATCTATCTTTATACTTTCTCTACTTCTTCTTTCTTGGGTGAATTCTCTGCTTCCTTCTCTAAAAAACTACGGCCATACTCACACATGCATAACGCATCGCAACGACCGTCGCGTATCTTACCACCAACCCTCCTTCCAGTCTTAAACTCCTTAACAGGTGTGGTCAATTCAGCCTTTGGAAATAACTTTAACGCTACCTTATACGACTCTTTCTTTGTATCATATAACTTTCTCTGCTCTTTATCTTTAGGCTTTACTATTCCAAAGTGCTTCTGCCACTCTTTAGGAAGTACTTCAATGCAACGAACATTAGCTACCTTCAGCCCCATTCTAAATAATCCTCGACAATACCCTGATTGAAAGTTTGAAATACTGCTGGTGGCTAAACCGAATCTTTTTCCAAACGGGGGTGGCTTCGGTTGAGCTTTCTCAATAAACACAATAGCATTCTCTAATACCCAACAATTTATCAACTTCTCTATAGCATTCAAATCATAATCAGACCTAATCTTCTTACTTACCTTTATGTCCTTAATCGGCATATCTTGAATACGATAAAAGCAACCCGATGCTTCATCAGTAGCTACTATACTTACTATAGCCCCATGATGTCCTGGGTCAATTCCTACGATAGTCATTTTTTAACCTCTGATGTAGCTACACCTTCAATTAGCTTAGGTAATTCACACCTTGGCGGACATTTTAATAAAGTATCCTGCACTGCTTTATCAAGAATCTTCTCTATACTTATTTTATCAATACAACCCCAACATAAGTCAACAGGTAAACCTGCGACAGTTAGATTTATTTCATTTTTGCAAATTCTACATTTACCCACTCTTCACCTCCGCTTTACTCATCATCAGTTCGTGGATAGCTTGAGCTAATCTTTCACATTGTGAATACGGCATAATTACCGCTCCTGTTTCTTTTTCAAACACTATTCTCCCTAATTTTCTAGCCATTTCGGCTACACTCGGCAAATCTTCCACTAGGATTATTTTACCCAATTTAGACTT